ATGTTTTTAGAGAAAAACTTAACGAAGTTGCAATCTTTAATTCAAATTTGGCTTATGCTACAAGATTGTTTACAGAACATTCAACAACTAAAAAAGAAAAAATAAACATCCTTAGAAGATTTGACGACGTTGAAACCTTAAAAGAATCTAAAAATCTTTATAGGTCTCTTAAAGACGAATTAACTTCGACGGATACAAAATCAATTAATGAATCGGTAACAACAAAATTAAACAAATCAGTTTCTACAGGTTCATCAACAACCCTAATTGAATCAAAAACTTATGAAAATCCTCAATTCTTAAGAATGAAGGACTTAATGGGTAAATTAGGTTAAACAATAAAAATAAACTAAAAAAAAATACTAAAAAAATGGGAGCATTATTAGAATCAGGTCTTGTAGGTAACATTGGGTTAAAACACCTTAAAGTTATCAAAGAAGACACAATCAACAAATGGGACAAATTAGGATTCTTAGAGGGTCTTAAAGGTCACATGAGAGAAAACGTAGCACAATTATACGAAAACCAAGCATCATTCTTAATCAATGAAGCATCATCTACATCTGATACAGGTGCATTTGAAACAGTGGTTTTTCCAATTGTTAGACGTGTATTCTCTAAATTATTAGCGAATGACATCGTTTCAGTACAAGCAATGAACTTACCAATCGGTAAATTATTCTACTTTGTACCTAACATTCAGGCTTACCAACCAGGTACTTCTGAGCACTACGCACCTTATGGTTCACCAAACGAAGCTGTGGGTCAAACACCAAACAGTGGTTATGACTATAACAATACTAAAGACCTTTACGATAGATTCTACGAAGGTAACGAACCAGCGTTAGACCCTCCAGGGTTATTTGACTATTCTAAAGGACAATTTTCCGCAATCACTGCTGATGTTGCTACTGTTGCTTGGTTAGCTGACGCATTAGTTGCTTCAGCTTATACTTCATCTGATTACAGAAAAGTATTGGTAGTTTTGTCAGGTTTTGCATCTGATGGAGCTGGTAAATTAATTGGACCTGATGGTCAACCAATGGATAACGAATCTTTCTTATCTGATTTGACTGTCTATGGTGCTGCTGGAAACACAACAACTTCGGCTAACACATCTAATCCTTACTTATTCAGAGTAGTAACTCAAAGATATGGTAAAGGTATTGTTCAATACGGTAACAACAACGATACATTAACTTTCCCTGGTAGTAAAACAGGTGGTGGTCAATATGACAATCTGTGTGATACTGAAGGTAAAATCTATTTAGAAATTGATTTACAGGTACCAGTATGTATTACTTGTGGTGGTTCTATGGACGGTTACACAGGTTCAACATTCTCTTCTAGTACAGCTGTTAACAATGCGTTTACATCTACTTATAGAATATATAAGAATTTAGAATTTGAAGATAAAATTGGTGAGGTATCTTTTGACCTTATGTCAGTTACAGTTTCTGTAACAGAAAGAAAATTAAGAGCTCAATGGTCTCCAGAAATGGCACAAGACGTTGCTGCGTTCCACAACATTGATGCTGAGGCTGAATTAACGGCTTTATTATCTGAACAAGTTGCGGCTGAAATCGACCGTGAAATCTTAAGAGATTTACGTAAAGGTGCGGCTTGGAACTTACGTTGGGATTACAATGGTTGGAAACGTCTAGGTTCAAGTGCAGTTCCTTACACTCAAAAAGACTGGAATCAAACATTGATTACAGCTATCAACCAAATTTCGGCTCAAATCCACAAATCTACCTTAAGAGGTGGAGCTAACTGGATTGTTGTTTCTTCTGAAATCAGTGCTATATTTGATGACTTGGAATACTTCCACGTATCAAACGCGGCTCCTGAGCAAGACCAATACAACATGGGTATTGAAAGAGTTGGTACATTAGCGGGTCGTTACCAAGTTTACCGTGACCCTTACTTCCCAGCTAACCAAGTGTTAATGGGACACAAAGGAACATCATTGTTAGACACAGGTTATATTTACGCACCGTATGTACCTCTACAATTAACACCTACAATGTATAATCCGTTCAACTTTACTCCGATTAAAGGAATAATGACAAGATACGCGAAGAAAATTGTAAATAATCGTTTTTACGGAAGAATTACCGTAGATGGCGTTCGTACATTTGATTTAAGAGAATTGAGATAATCAAAATCTTAAAGAATAATTAAAGGGACAAGTAATTGTCCCTTTTTTTTTTATTTAAATATTCTAAGTGATTTTGACACAATTTCAGATTCGGTTAATGAATATATACCATGTTTATACGCCATTTGAATAGATTTAATTAACATAAACTTTGCTTGTTCTTCTGTTAAATTATCAATTAAATGTTCAATATCTTCAGGTTTGTATATTGCAACATCATCAAATAAGAAGATATAAGGTTGTTTTTCTGCCTCCATAATATATTTATTGTAAGTATATGAAAATAAATCGAATTAGTGAAGCCACAGGTTCAGGAAACGTCGGAACTTTTAAAGTACCAATTGTTCTTGCCCCACAAGATTGGAAGGATAAACAATTGGCTCCATTTAATACCCCTGTTTATCATTATACTAATGCGGAGTTGGCGTATGAAGAATCTGACGGTGATTTTAAAGAAACTCCCGAACAAAGAAAAAAAATTGAAGATAAAACAGAATTACTTTCCAGAATCGATACATACTTAAAAAATTTTTACACAGGACAAAATGATGATGATGGTGGTAACATTGGCGATGTTAAAAATCCTGAAAAAATTATACAAAGGGCTATTGGCACACTTAAAGAAGATTTGGCAGTTTGGTTTGGAACAAAGAAAAAACCAAAAGGTAGTAATCAACCAAAAGGTCCTTGGGTTAACATTTGTAGTAAAGTTGACGGTAAACATCCTCCATGTGGACGACAAGATACGTCTAAAGGGTCTTACCCTAAATGTCGAGCGGCCGGAGTCGCAGGTAAAATGAGTGATTCACAAAAACGAAGTGCATGTCAACAAAAAAGAACCGCTGAGAAAAAAGACACTCAAACAGGTAAAGGTCAAAAACCTGTAATGACATCATATAAACCAAAAAATGAATCAATGAAAAAAACAATAAGATTAACTGAAAACGATTTAATAAGAATTATTAAAAAAGTTATTACAGAACAAACCGGTCTTGAAGGAAAAGTAATTAATCTTTTTTGTCAAAGTAAAAACAATTCATTTAGAGAAAGTGGGTTAACTTTAGATTCTGAAGAAGATATGTACGGAGGATTAAATGGTGGTGGATTTAAAAGAATATTTTTAACACCATCCCCAACCATACCAAGAGAATCATATGAGCCTTCCACAGTAACCCTAGATGTTATTCCTGCGGCTAAGATGGATAAAGATTTCTTAGAAAAAAGTAAAATGGCGAAACCTAATCAAAAAATTTATTTGATTAGTCCTAGAACTAACGTTAATCATTTTTGTTCAATTGATAATGGTACTGACAGAGAGTGGTCCAACTACCTAAACACACTTTAATCTTCTTTTTGGTAAGGTTGGATAGGTTTGTCGGGGATTGTAAAGTTTCCTCGTGTGTAACAAAAAGTTTTATTAAACCAATCAATTTTTTCATTAGACCAAGTGGCCATTTCTTGTGCATATTCTGCACTAAACTGATTGATGTCATAACCAATATAAGCTAATGTATCAGTTTTTGGATTAACAGTATTTGTAATTGTTTGTGAAAACAAATTACAAGAAGTGAACAATGCTAGTGTGATAAATAATTTTTTCATATGTTTTAGTTTATTAGGTTTTTGTTATATTTTTTCTAAAATTTTTTTAATAGAATATTTGATATTAGAAGTAATTTCTTTTTCAAACTTATTACGTCTTGACTCAACTTCTGAATCAAATAAAGTAACTACAGAATTCCACGACTTATCTCCTAATATTACAGTATATGAATAAACGTGGTTGATTATTTTTACACTATAATTTTCTAAAATTACAAAAATTTGGTCTTCTTCGTTTTTAATATAACGTTTGTTTGAGATTGGAGTTAACAATAAAACAGTTTCATTTTTTTTTATTAATTTTTCACAAATAGAAACACAATCTTTTTCGTATGTAGTAATTTTTGGAGTTGAAGACCGATATACTTTAATATATTGTTTTTGGATTAATCGTTTTAATTTGTGAATAATTTGTTTCATAATCTTATATTAGTATTTATTTACAAATATAATAATATTATTTAAATAAAAAAATTAATTGTAAAAATTTTTCCCAAGTTTCTAAATCATTTTCATTTCTGCCAATATTTGCAGAGTAACAACATAATACTACATTATCCTTAGTATATCCTTTATGTCTATCTAATCTGTCTAATGATGGTTGTTGGGGGTGTTTATGTTTATTAGACGGTATTAAAGGTATTTTAAACCAATAACATAAACCATTTTGTTTTTCTAACATTTCATTAATATCGTTGATTGTTAAAGTATGTTCTATTTTTCTATGTTTAGAATCGTGTAGTAATGTGTTTTGCCACAACCTAACTCTTCTTTCTTTTTGTTTTTGACCTTCTGTTTTTCTGTGTTCAGGATTAAGTCTTTTTTTTCTTTTATAATTTCTGGTAATTTCTAAAAGACATTCTTTACATCGGTGACCCCTTTGTGTAGTATAAAAATCATCAATTGATTTTATAGTTTTACATTTACTACATTTTTTTTGTGTTTCCATACATATAAATATATGGATAAACAATAAAAATTAAAAAAAAAGAATATATCATCCTTTTTTCCACTTACCCCCTTTTGAGTTGTATCTTTTAACCGCTGCTCCGTTACAATACGCACTTGGGCAAACGTCATATCTTTCTCTTGCCCACGACAAACACTGTTGCCATAATCTTGGATTTGTCGGTTTGTTTTTTTTCTTTTTTTCAGTAATTTCTTCCGACTCTTCATTCATTTCTTCAAAATCAACATATTGTGATTCTTTATCCATTTCATTTTTTAAGAAATCAAAAACTTGGTCAATATTTGTTTTGGCTTCAGAAATATGGTCATCAGCCCAATCATGTCCAT